GGGGGGTCCGAATCGAGGGTCAATTAACCCTCTAACAATGGAGCATTCATATGAGCAAACGCAGACAACTGACTGAGGAAGAAAAACTTCAGTTAGCGCCGCGTCCCTACACTCGCGTGACGACTGCGCACCCTTTGTGGTACGTATGTAATCAAACGGTTAAGGATGCGGGGGGTAACATATTAAGTTCTGGTCCTGCGGGGCCCTATAAGCAACTCGGGCTAACAATATGCCGGAAATCCGGTATACATTGGCCTGGTGCTAAGAAGGCTATCGCGCAAGGGACCGTGATTAATAACCCCTACAGCGTTTCCACTATCACTTATTTTGGTGGTGGTGGTTCATATGGTGGTTATAGCCCGATCAATGGTTCTTTTGATGCCACTGGTCCCGGTAGTATAACTGCCTGGTTGGCAACGGCATGGGGTGGCTACAACGCCGCTTCTCTTCCTGAGCCTCCAACTTCGTTGTCCGATGTAGTAGCTGATTTAAAGCTTAGCTGCCTGGACCGAATTGACAAAAGTAAATTCGGTTTTGGCGAGGATATAGCCGAGATTGGGAAACTAATCGATACGCTTAAACATCCTGTCGATACTATCTATCAACTTGCCGAAGAACTGGCACCCTCGTTAGAGGTTGTTGCCCGAACTAAGGGAAAGAAGAAGAAGAAAGCGGCGATGTCACGCCTCGCGAGAACTTATCTCGCTGTTAAGTACGGACTTGTGCAGGTGATATGGACGGCGGCTAACGCTGCTGACCTATATCGTGATCAGGTGGACCAGGCTATTAACGCCCAGTATACTAAACCCAAAATGTTTCCCAAGCGGTTTACTGCAAGGGCGAACAAAAATTGGACAGATCAAAATTCTGCAGACGTAACCGTTGCCGGTTGCGTTTTCTCAGGCACTAGGGAGTGCTCAAGGCAGGTCCGTGTCGGAATCCTTTATGAGGTTCGGGATCCGTCCCTTCGTGAAGGTTTTCCTTGGAAGGTCGGCTTACGGGCCAAAGACATCCTACCCACTGCGTGGGCTGTGATGCCAATGTCCTGGCTTGTCGATCAGTACGTAAACATCGGTCACTGCATCCGTGCGGTGGAGAATCTCGCTGACCCCGACGTACATGTCCTCGCTGGATATATTGGTGTAAAGACTGTGACGCGTGAAACGCTAACGGCCACATCATATAATCCGAGGGGGATATGGTCCAGTGACTGGGAAGTCACTGTATCCGGGGATACCGTTGGGCGAGAGGAGGCTAGCTATAACAGGAGCCCTTGGGTTCCTAGCATAGCGGACGTGTTGCCAAACGTTCAAGTCCCTTCAGTAACTGGCATAGCTGAAACAGCCATCATGGCGGCCTCAAAGCTTAAAGAGGCGCTCCCTGCGCTTAAGCAGCTAACAACCAAAGACCTCGGTTATGCTCAGAGGAGATACGGTAGCGAAGCAGCCCTTAATCGGGTACTATCGCAGATGTTCTATCCTGAAAACATTAATCCGAGTAGACCAATCCGCTTTCCTTAATTGGAAGGCATCCTCACGAGGATTTTCACCATGAAACATGGTTCGACAGCTCTTTCGATAAACCCAACTGCTGGGACTGACTTCACTCCGGTCATATACCGGACTTTGGCAGTTAACAAGGCCTCATTCATCTTCTCTGAAGATACGGGTCCTGTACAACACCAGATAATATTGACCGCGGATCCTTCCACAGCGGCCACAACAACCAAAACTGGTTCCCCCGTGCCTGAACGGCCGGGTGTTACTAGTGGGAAGTTGCTGTTTCCATATACCGGTTCCGATGCCCTTGTCCGTGTGGGCAGCATCGAGCTGCGCGTTGCGGTGAATGAGACAGTGATAAACGAGGCAGAACTTAAAGCTGCCATTTATCTTGCTCTTCAAGCCTATGGGTCCAGCGGGTTTTATTCCGCGGTCCATCGACGCACTCTAACAATCGGTTAGGAGATCAATATTTATGAACAAAGCTAAATTACAAGCGCTGCCGGGTCATAAACCAGGCAACGATCGTGATGACCGCGCAAATAAAAAGCGTCGGTGTAGCAATGTTGTGAAGCGAGGGACAGGAAAGTCCCTTAATGGACGTGAAGTCCAGCAGAGTCAGGGTACAGAGGAGCGATCTTCTTTACCTTTAAATATCGGGGATACGTGGGCCTTTGAGCTTCACGCATCCTTACACCGCGACCTGGTTCCCGACGACTGTTATGATTCCTTGTATGATAGTCGGAAGGAGCCCTGTGAGGTCTTTTATGAACGTCAGACGGCGGAATTTCTTAAAAAGTACGTGCCATCTAGCACGGACCCTGAAGAAATTGGCAGGGCCACCACGGCTGAGTTCCTGGCTTGCCAGGAGCTTCTACGTGGTGATACGCCTCGCCTTGGTCGTTGGCTTGACTATATTCGGGCTCAGTTTGATTCGAGCCTTAATAATGATTTGCCACGACCACCAGGAATGCCTGAATGGCTGCCTAGGGTTCTCGTCCGCGCTCAGTGGATGGTTCGAGACATACTCGGGGAGTCCCCGAGCGTCGAAGAGCTCATCTACCATGCCGATTTTGGACCCGGGACAGCTGTTGGTGTTCCTTTTGCCGATACGAGCGTTACACGAAAGTTAAGGTTCCCGATTACGGTAACACGTGATTGTGCGCCACTCTTCCTTGAGCTAATAAGGGCGGACTCGCTCTTGAAGCAAGCGATTTTGGCTGTCAACGCAAGCCCCGATGGGACCGTTGCTGACAAGATAACTTTGAGGATCGTTGAAGGTGACACGTTCGGCGTCGTGCCGAAGCGCGCCGACATAGGACGTGGTATTTCGCCACAACCAGTCGGTAATGCCATCTGCCAGGCTTGCGTTGGAAACGCAATGGCGGATCGGTTGCAGAGACACGGGCTTGACCTCAGTACACTCCAGGAATATCATCGTAAGCTAGCCAAAATCGCATCTCGCGATGGAAGGTTAGCAACGATTGACATGAAGAGTGCAAGTGACTTACTCCATCTTTTGGTGGTTCGGTTCTTGTACGAGTTAACTCCTGAGTGGTTGTTGTTAATGGAAAAGTGTAGGTGTTCATCAACGAAAGTTGATTCAAATTACATCGAATCTTTAACGTTTTCGACAATGGGAAATGGTTTTACATTCCCGTCTGAGACCCTTCTGTTTTACGTGGTAGCGGCTTCTTGTACGCAGGAACGCTCGCCTAACCCTCTGTCACTGATCCCGGAATGGGGTCGGTTAAAGACTGTGAGCTGTTACGGCGACGACGTGATCTGTCGAACTGAAGTGGCGGAAGATTTAATTTCTGCTTTTACCGCTCTGGGTTTTGTGGTTAATGAGTCTAAAAGCTTTATTGACCCATTAGTACCTTTCCGCGAAAGCTGCGGGGTAGACGCTTTTAAGGGGGAGAACATCCGTCCTTATTGCGTCAAAGCTGTCGAGGGCCGGCCCAACGTCTGGGTTATGGAGGCTTGGCTTTACAAAATCTTTAACGAGGTTTTACCACGGTACATTCAGTACTGCGGGCCTCGTGCGACCGTAGAGTCGAGCTTCCTCGAAACTTGGACCAAGCTGTTCCTTACACTGGCTACTGACCTAAAAATCTGTAGTCATAACATGCCTTCAGATTCCGGTGTGCAATTGTTGTACACTTACCAAGACATAAACATTGATACCATTGCTCTTGTTGGCACTGAACGGGAAATCCGTGATAGGCTACTCGAGCTTGGATGTAAGCTGCCCATTCCTCGACGGGATGAGCGGTACAATGTTTTGTTATATCCGGTCCTCAAATGGAATAGCGTTGAAAAGCGCGACACCCTGGATGAGGTCCGGTTGTGGAAGATGAGAAGGTGTTTCACCTCATTGATTTTTAACGAAATTGGTAATTTCGCTGGGGAAGATGTTCATCGAACGTCTCTCAGTACCCCGTTAGCCGCGGCCCTTAATGGACCAGCAACTGCGTGGGTGAAGAAGATCAAGAAAGGTTCGACACTGGAGTGGGATTCCACCCATCACATGTGGCGTGACAGCCGACATGTGATGAGATGGATCTCAGGCCACGATATGCTATATGCAAGTCCGGATGCGGCGTTAGTGCTGCACGAAAACGATGGTGTCCTTCATAGGGCCCCATTCGTAGACGTCCTTTCGGACAGCGCACGGGTGAACTTCATTGTGATCCCGGGCGTTGATCAATCTGCCGTAGAAATCGTGGACCGCAGGCTTGGACATTATGCCAAAGCGTGGGTTGCGTTGGAGACTTTCGACGTAGCTTAAGATTAATCAGTGCAAGTGCACTTTAAAAAACTGG